TCCGTACATTGTGATATTGAGGTTCTGCTGACTCACATTTATGCCAATGCCATTGCTAACCTGTAGTGAGTTGTCTCCGATGTTAATTTCAGAGGGAGCAACGATATTTAATTGCTGCGCGTCGTTGCCGTTCACCACGCCCATGACATGAGTGGCAGAGATATCGGTGTAGTCGGAGATCAATCCAAGACGATTTCCAAACACAAACTTATGTTGATCATTGTACTCCCCATCGCCGGGCCCCAAGTAGTATGCCGCGCTTGTGTTACCAGTGAGATATCCATTGTCGTCTGTGTATTGTAATGGCCTAAGTGTGTCGTTAAAGGACTCCACTGCCGCGCTTGCAGCACGCCGGGTGAGTTCAATATAAGAAGTGCCTGCGGTATCTCCGCAAAACAGTTTCTTGTCTGTCAGATTAATTGCAAGTTCTCCTGCCGCCAATGCATTGGCATCAGGAACCGCCTCTGCGGTGGAAGTTCTGAATTGTTTAATGGTGGTATCTTTGGGCATACTGTCTCCATGTATTTCTATTTAGCATTAAAATGAGAGGTCTTGGTTTCCCACCAAAAGTGAACCATGTCATTGTCTCCATTGAACCATAGCGGGCAAATATCAGGCTTAAACCATGAGTTCAAATCGGCAGCCAAACAGCAAAAACACAAATGACTACGAGCGAACCCGTAGTCAAGCAGTATGCGTTCCACATTGGCAAAGTTTTTGCCGCTCAGGCATCCTGAGTCCACCACAATGAACCGCTCATAAGGATCCAGTTGATCAGGATGAATGCGTACAGGAAACTCACCTGCATACGGGATATTTACTGGCTCTATATCAAGTGGCCCATTTACTTGACTCAGTTTGTGAGCCATGAGTTGCGCCAGCAGACCCGAATACTCGTAACTGAGTTGCAGAATGGCACAGCGTTCTGTGCTGAAAGTGGAGCGTATGTCATTGCATACTTTGTCCACCAAGCGCAGTTCCCAATCACGGTCAATCAAGAGATTGTGTTTTTTCATCAAAAGCCACCTATCGGATTTGAACCGATGACCTGTTGATTACAAATCAACTGCACTACCGCTGTGCTAAAGTGGCTTGCACCATGCCATCTACCCAAATACTCCCTGTAGGGATCGAACCTACGACTTCTTCCATGTAAAGAAAGCACTCTAGCCTCTGAGTTAAGGGAGCGTTATGAAAGCGGTGGGAGTCGAACCCACACTAACTAGAACCTAAATCTAGCGCCTCTGCCAGTTGGGCTACGCTTTCAGGTTTGGTTTATGCCTTCTTTTTGAAATTCTTACTGCCGCTAACACTTGCACCACAGAAACGGGCGTCATCAATCCCAGCGTTGCTCATTAAGAATTCGTTATCAAAACGAGTATGAATCGCTTCAACTTCATTGTCCATGCGATTATGGCACTGGCGCTCGCACCCGTCGATCCGATCTTCAATCTCACGGCGTTGATCGCGCAACTCTCTCCAAATTTGATCAAAGCGAGCATCCATGTCACGATCAGCAGCGCAGGCTTCTGCCTTACGAAGTTCACCAAACACAGTCACCACACTGGTGATGCCAAGTGCAACGGTGCCGATGGTGAGTGAAGTCGCCAAAGAATTGGTGTAATCGCTGAAGAACTTGGTGGCAATTATTGAAGCACCGAAAGATGCGAATGTAAGGGTGTAAATAATGGTACTAAACTTGTTGTTCATGCTGTATCCTTTCTATTTGATGCATGATGAAGAAACAAAGAAACAAACGAAACTATTTAGTGCCCCCAACAGGACTCGAACCTGTAACTTACCGATTAAAAGCCGGCTACTCTACCAATTGAGTTACGGAGGCAGGGTCGGTTAGATTTGACTGGACCGAAAACCAGTTAGTCGGTTTGGTGCCGTCACTTGGTGGAACCCGAAACCCCCAAGTGGATGTTGGTTTTGGCAACCAACAGAACCATATAATATAAAATATTAATTACCTAGTATATTTGGATAACTTTTCATAAGTCTCCTGTGATATTTTCAAAGAGCGTTCCTTGTTGAAGTCGATCTCGTTTGGCCTTGCCAATGATCTTGGCTTCTTCAAGCATTGCAATCAATTCGTCCAGTTGCTCCATGGTGTAGTAACCAAGAAACTCAACATTCACGATGATTTTACCTGTGTCTGTATTGTTGTGTACTTCTACAGTTTCGTAGGTGTTTGGTACAAGAACGCTTCCGAGCATAGTGTTTCCGCCGATGGTTGATTTAATAGTGGTCATGGTCATGTGTTTCCTTGAATGAGTTGCTCAACAAGTATAAGTGTAAATCACAATGATGCAAGTCTCAGTATGAGATTTCATCTTCATCATCGTTAAAATCTTCGTCACCTGTTCCGAGATACTCGTCAGGATCAGGTGCTGAAGTTGGTTCAGGCGCAGTTGCAGAGGCTACACCAATCTTTGCAAGCAGTTCTGTTTCCAGTTCTTTGCGATAAGTCTTGAGTCGGTCAATCAGACCAGTCCAGTCAATGAAGTGATTGGTGCCTTGGAAAGCCGCCATCTCTTCCATGATTTTACTGATGCTGTGATTGCATTTCTGAATGCGCCGACGAAGTTCGTTGGGAGTGTCAATGGGTGTTCTTGCCATGTGATGCCTTTCTTAGATCAAGCGACCAGTTGCCCACTCACGGTGCAGAAAATCATAAGCAGCATCAGTCAGGCTGCCATCTGCGTTCAAGTACTCTGTACAAGGATCTTCCTGATCGGTGTCCATGTCCATGTTCCATGCAGGATGCGAAGTAAGAAAATGTCCCACATTCAATGTGGGCGGTACGGTATCTGTGATGGGGGTTTCCATGCTCTTAAAGATACACCAATCCCCCACGCTCGTCAAGCCAGATTAGCAAAATAATCAAGAATTCATTGCTCGACCCACAGCAGTTTCGATGCCAGCAACGGCAACTCGGAGTGCTTCAGGATCAACTTTGCCACCTTTGGATTTGGCATCATGCCCATCGGCAATTGCCTGTATATGTTTGGCAAATACCAGTATTTCTTTCAGCGCGTCTTCGCGGGCATACGCACCTTCTAACGCAAGATTTTGATACAGCAGGTCAACTCGTTGTTTTCTCATAGCGAACCCATCCTTTCATACTATCTATATCGGCCAAAAGAAAGGGGAGTGTCGCTAGGACACTCCCCTGTCTCACTTGTGCGCTAACGCGCACCCATCACAAAATGTGAATTACCACGCGATGTGGAATTCGCCACCGTTCGGTGCAACCGTAAAGGTCGCATTGCGAACAGACACAGAGGAATCGTCACCGAGATAATCGGAAAGATCAGACTCCATGTTCAGAACATTCACAGACTTGCAGCGATACTGGCTCGCAGGAGTGATCGAAGCGTTCAGGCTTCGGCCGTTTCCTGTGAACTTGGGTGATACACCGAAGTACTGCTTCGACAGGCGCGTGATGATATCACGAACAGTCGAAGTGTTCTTAAGATTGCGGGCGTTAACAACGATAGTAGGATAGGTCTTCATTTGGTTTCCTTTGTATAGAAGACTTGCGAATCAGACTCCCCGTGTTGGGGACTCATATACTATACCACAGAATTTGATTAGCACAAGTCCTGTGGTATAATTTGTCAAACATTCTTAGTGCCGTTCCCGGCGTCAGACTGCTTGGAATTCTTGTACTGAGCCAGAACGGCCTCTGTGAGGCCGCCGGCGCGCAGAGCAGACAGAAACAAAATTTCAATTTCATCAATTTCATCTGCTGTTAGTTCGTTCTTTTTGTCGGCAAAATAAGCCATGAAAGATCGCGCCAATCGGAACGCAAACTCTGGCTTGTTCAGATCAATGGCAGAATAGCCAAGTGCCAGCACAAGCGCGAGCGAATCACTAGTCATGGTTTTGCTGCCAGGCGCGCAACCAATCACAAGCGAAAGCAAATGTTTGCGGCCGCCCGCGTAGTGACACGCTGTGTCCACAAGATCTGCAAAGTCTTGGCTTAAGGGATCAATTCCGAACGATGAAAAGTCATTGTTTTGCATGGTATGTTCCTTTACGCTTCTAGCGCGTAGTTAATGTTGGTGCGCGATGATTTTATTTCATGTGGCCCACCGCTTAATTCGTTTAAAAGACCAAGCCCGTTCATGTTACAAGTGGGATCTTCTTCCCAAATGTTGTGGCTGCACGGGGTGATGTTGTATGGAAATCCATCTATGGCTCCAAGAATATGACCGTTGCTTAAATCCACAAACCACAGAACTTGCACATGATCAAGAGTGGACACAGCACAGTATTTGTTGCCTGGATCATTCACGACAAGAGGCGGCGCATCAACAAGGCGCCGTTTTTGATTAATGGTGTCCACAATGTCGTACATACGCGCCAGCACAACTCCAAATGTTTTGTAGTTGTTTTCTATGTCATTGTTGATCAGAAGCATCATTCGTAGTCTCTCACACATACACCCACAGGAAATCGTGGAAGTTTGCCGTTTGTTAGGCCTTGGTATCGAACCGTGAGCAATTTGCCAATCACGGTTTTGGGTTTGTCAAGGTACTGCTTCAGCGTGTCAAGAGCGCCTTCCATTTTGCAACGAAACTCGCCGCCCTGGCCCTGGCACACAAATACTGCACACTCTGCCATGCGACCGCGACCAGGCTCAACGCCAATAATCTTAAACTCAGCGTCATCAAATTCTTTGATTTTCTGAATGTTGTAGGATCGCTTGTGTTCGTATGAAGCATCATTGCGAATCATGGCGCCTTCGTATCCTGCTGTGCGCCAATCAGTGAAATACTGAATCACCTCTTCAGGAGCCGCCACAGTCACCGTGGGCACAAGCACCACAGTATTGTTGAATCGATCAGCAGCCTGCTGCAACCACTCCAAGCGACTGGAAAAGGAGCCGGATCGAATGGTGTCGTACACATGGTATTGCACCATGTCACACCGAGCATCAGGCTTGTCTTTGCGAACAAGCGATACAATCTCTTCAAATTGATCTCGGTACTTGTGATTGTACAGTTCGCCGTCAAGCACCACAGATTCTGTGGGAAATGCCTGTTCCAGTGCTGCGGCAATGTGCGGCACACTTTTGATTTGTTTGCGAGTGCGCGTCCACAGCGTACACTTGCCGCTTTTCAGGATGGCGATACATCGAATGCCATCTAGTTTCGGTTGCATGAATGCAGGATACACAATTTTGTGTGAGTGTTCGCTCCACTTGTGCGCCAGCATGGGATCCATGCCGCCAGCAATGTGAGCCTTGCTTACTTGGCCCGCGGCCGCTGCTTTGGGATCAGAGTTATATCCGCTTCGCTGCTTTTTTTGCCAGGCGCTTTGCGCTTCTGCCACTGCCTGCTGTTCAGGAGTGGTGGCGTTGGCACGGCCGATATTTTTGCCGTGATGAATCACATCTTCGGTGCGTTGTTCGGCTCCGCCCTGGCGGCCAAACACACGAATGATCTTGTTGCCGATCACAGTGATTTGCCACACCTGAATGGAGCCATCAGAGTTCTGAGCGTACAGCGTAGGAAAAACAACGGTGTGAATCAAGTTCATGTGAGTGGAAGGCCTGCTGAAAGCGGTTTGGTGTTGGTTCAAAGCATTTCTCCAATGGAGTCAAGGCTAATCTCAACCACCGGCTCGAAATCCCTGGCATCGCCGCAAATGCCTGTGATCATGGCATCATCGTACTGCTTGCGTGGGATGACGCAAATGCTGCATCCTGCGATATCGGTGAAGGTTTCCCCGTCATTAAGAACAACCACAGTAACGAAATCACTCTTGTTCATGGTATCTGGCAACGGTATTGGGTTTTTGTGCATGAACAAAGTTTACTGTGTTTTGCGGAGAAGTCAAGTGAAACATGAGATTGCCTGCAAGATTTGTAAGATTCTTTGCCTGGTTTGGCCTGCCGACTTCAGCAACCCATTTTTGGCCCCGCGTGTCAGAGCGTTCTGGCATCAACCCCCCACCCCCCCCCCGCCCCTGTTTTTATCGCAGGCCCCTGAATCCATTCTGGCATATAACAGCACATCACAGTGCAGCAGATGCTCACCTGACATATAAGCAGCACAGCAAGGCCTAGGCCCTTGAAGGGCCTTGGATGCAAGGGCACGCACGGTCTGGGAGATATACCTTGGTATACCTTGGGAGATCTACGCGAGTGGCGCCCATGAACGCCTAGGCGTCGGCGCGGATCGGAAAATATTAACTTAACAACTTAACACTAGTGGGAAACTAGTGCGGGCCGCTGTCAACGCCCATGGGCGATGGGCAACGGCGGCGCGTGGAGCGCAGAGATCGAGCGACTGCACCGAACACAGCGATGCGTTAAAAGAAAACCGCCCCCGTGCTAGGCACACAGGGGCGGTGAAGGGACTACTGGCGAGCGGTATTGCCTAGAGGGCTGAGCGAATCAGCCACGCGCCGAAGCGCCGCGTTACGCGGAGGCTCAAGCCGTAGTTGTGGGAAGACCAGCAGCAATCATGCAGCCGGGGTGGTTGGGATCAGGCACAAACCCCTTGGGCAAGGTGCCCAGTGCAGCGCGTTCCAGTACTCGCTCTGCAAGTTCTGGCACATAAAACACGCCACGAGCAGTGCGGCGATCAAGATCAGCCGTGAGCCATGATGGCCACGGAAACGAGTCAGGGTAGCCCAGGCTGGCAGCGGTAGCCACCACAGCGCGGCGAGTAGTACTGCCGCCCGAGTAACCGGCGCTGATGAGCCCGTCAATGAACAGGGCTTGGCGCTTGCGAAGATCTGCGAACTTGTAGGTGCGGGAGGGGGAAACTGTGTTGGTTGTGTTCATGGTGTTGGAAACCTTGTTGGAGGAAGAGGAGGAAGAGGAAGAGGAGGAAGAGGAAGAGGAGGAAATGGTTGCTGGAGAACTCATGGTATTAATGTACATCAGAATTGGTTGAAGTCAAGAAAAGGCTAGAAGAAATGCAAAGATTTTATGCCTGATCAGGCGGTATATGCCTGTGATGGTTTGTCGGTCGCCGTGTGTAGGTGTTGACCATTCATCACATTGCAGATCAGGCATCTACATCAGCCGCTGAGGTGATGGATGAGACATCTACATCAGCCAAGCGAGTCGGCGGGCACGGCACTGCCTCGTGAACGCAAATCATTGGAACAGAAACCTGTCGGAATCCAAAAGAGTTTGCCAGAGTCTCGTACAACTCCGTGGCGTCCTCATGGAGAATTACCCCTTGCAAACCAACTTCGTTGTTTTGCACAAGAGTCAAAGGATTGTACTCTTGGATGTTGGCTTCCAAATCTGCGGAGCGGCGGATGCCGGTAATCACAGCAACGGCCCGGCCAAACGAATCACTGGCATGAGCGCGGCGCCGAGTTAGTTCAGACGGCACAGGCACTTCAACAAAGCAAACAAATGCAGAGGTGGGATCTGAGACACCTGTTTTCGGGCAAATGGAGCCCACATGATGTGCGGAAACTTTAGGTTGCAATCCACTGGCTTTGGCCAGACCGATTCGTTCCGAGGTCAGCAAATTGTCATTTTGCCACTTTCGCACAAGCCAATGAGCGGTTCGCACGAATGCGTGTGGCTGGAAAGCGGAATCCTTGAACGGTGCTTCTGCGCCTGCACGGATGCCGTAGTCCACGGCCGCAGCAGAGAGCGCATCAAGTGTGTTCACAGGCAAGCCCTTCTTTTCAATCAATTCGAATGCCACACGGATTTGACCGTAGATGTTGCTTTCAGGAGCGGTGGTGGGTTGCTGCGCGGCCACGGTGGCCGGGCTGGGTGGAGTCGTTGGCCGAGGCGGAGGTGGAGTAACCGCACCCACACCGTTAATCTCGCCACTAATGGCTTCTGCTGCATTCAACTCGTCAATTGCGTTCTGTGTCACGCGCTGTGCAGGCAAGTACCAACGGCTTTCAACTGGGTCCCACTTGGCGCCGTGCTGCTTGGCGATGGCGCGATCCTCGAACGAAATATCAAGCGCAATGTCTGTGGGATTCCATGCCCACACAGCACGATCCCACACCCACGGCACATACTCGCGGGTCTTGAAGCCTGAGATCAGGCCGTTGGCGCGAAACCACTCCACGGCTTGTGAGCCGGAAGTGAACTTGGCGGCCGGCAAAGTCCATTCTTTGCCGTCCCAACGGGCACCGTGTCCCTTGGCGGTGCAACGGATACCCGTAGAACCACGCTTACCGAATGGAATGTTCAGCACCAGGCTGGCCAACTTGAATTGGCGGCCGCGATGTGAATGCCGTTGAGTTACGGTTGTGATGGCCGCACCAATATCGTTAACTGATGCGAGAGCCGAGGCAGGGAAAGTGTGATTTTGAAAGATGACAGGCATTGTGTGTTTGTTTCTTGTGTTTGAGTTGACAGCGGCCGAATCAAGCGTTCACGGCCTGCTGTGTGCGCCAAGGCGCTTGAACAGTTGCACCGTCTGTACCCGCAGTAGCGGCAGAGGCATTGTTGTTTGTTGTGGAATCAGCCGCAATAGCAGACGCATCCAGTTTGGTGTACAGATTCACGAACGACTTGCGATTCGCGTCATCGAAACGCGCACAAACCAGTTCCACGGCCTTGAGGCGCTCACCGAACACCGCGAACGCGGTCACGGTGTCGATCAAACGGCGCGTGGTCACGATTTCATCGCAACCACCCTCGTAGAAGGTTTTGCGGATGGCATCCGCCCACTTCACAAGCAGATCAGCGAACGGCTCGTCTGTGCAGCCCTTCTCGGCCATGTTCTTGCAGAGAATCTTGCGTTCCTGCGCCGCAGTGGGGTACGCCTGCTCAAAGGTGAACGCAAGGCGGTCAAGCATGGCGCTGTTCAGCACCTGCGCGCCGGCGAATCGACCTTCAGGATCGCCGCTGCCCTTCGTGTTTGCGGTGCAAACAATGGTGAAGCCCTTCTCGGGCCTGACCCAAGTGTTGATCTTTTTGATGAACACCGGCTTGCCTTCAAGCGCAGCCTGAAGACACATGATCTTGGGCGTGCCTTGATCCACTTCGTCAAGCAGCAGAACGCCGCCACGCTTCATGGCGAGAATGACAGGGCCATCTTGCCACACCATGTCGCCGTTCACCAGGCGGAATCCACCGATGAGGTCTTCCTCATCCGTGAGCGCGGTGATGTTGCAGCGGAAAAACTCACGCTTCAAGTTCGCGCAAATCTGCTCCACCATCGTGGTCTTGCCGTTACCAGGCAGGCCGGTGATGAAGATGGGAGCAAAGACGCCCTTACGGAACACCGCTTCCACATCCTTGTAGTGTCCGAACGGCACATAGGTGGACAACTTCTCAGGGATCATGGAGCCGAGTTCGTTGTTGAACACACACCCTGATTCGGCCGTGGCGTGCAGGTGATTCAGTACCGCAACCGTGGTAGACACGGTGGGCAAGGTGCTGATGGTTTTGATAGCAGCCCGCGGCGCAGGCGCGGCGGGAGTCAAATCCTCGGGACCGAGAATCTGAGCAGAGGAATTGTTGTCGATCTCAGGCACATAGAACAAACCACGACCTGCACGGCGAGAAGGATCAGCCGTGATCCACGACGGCCATGAGAAGCCGTCGGCTGCACCGTACTGGTTAACAACTGCAACCACATCGGCGCGAGAAATAGGAGTGCGAAGGCCGGCCTTGCGGCAGGCGGTGATGAACGCGGAACGCTTACGAGAGAGAGTAGTAGCCATGGGTTAAGTCTACACCATAACTCCAATGCCTGCAAGGGCTTCCGTCACTTTTTTGACAAAATTCTTCAGATTTTTGTAAGTCATTGTCCGATAAGCACTTATGTTGACAGCGCGGTTATCGGACGGTCTGATAATCCACACTGGTAGCACCCTGTTAGGATTTTGTTAGGTTACAGCGTGTTATCGGACTACAAAAAAACTTGGGATTTTTGCACACAACCCCTTGCAGGCATTGGAGTTATGGTGTAGACTTAAGCATATGGCTACGCTCTCTCTTGTCGCTCCAAACCCGTCCGCACTTACCCGCAACGCGCAGGCCGCTACGAATTCGCTGGCGCGTTTGCTTGCCACCGAAAACATTCGCGTGGAACACCAGCCCGTGCCCACCGCGATGTTTGATACCGTGTCCCGTACTCTTGTGCTGCCTGTGTGGCATGGCATGAGCCAGGACCTGTACGATATGCTTGTGGGTCACGAAGTGGGTCACGCGCTGTGGACCCCGGCCACTGTCAACATCGTTGACGAGGCCATTCAGCGCATTCGCGCGGCTGGAGCGCCGAGCGATGCATGGGCAAAGTCCATTCTGAACATTGTGGAAGACGCTCGTATTGAGCGCCTCATCAAGGAGAAGTTTCCTGGCCTGCGCCGCAACTTCACCATTGCATACAAGGAACTCATCGACCGCGACATCTTTGGCCTTGCTGAAGTGAACGGTGATCCAAACGCCAAGGGATTTGTGGATCGCTTTAACCTGTACCACAAGTGCGGCGCCCTGGGTCTGATGCAGATTGCATTCACGACCAAAGAGTCGCCCATCGTGGATGCGGGCCAGCACACCAAGTCGTTTGAAGATGTGGTTGTGTTGTGCGAGCGTATTTGCGATATGCTCCGCCAGAACTGCTCCATGCCTGAGCCTCAGCACAGTGAAAACGGCGCCCCTTCTGCCAGTGGCGGCAACCAAGAGCAAGGCGAACAAGGCGAGCAAGGCGAACAATCGGCTTCTGATGACGCGAACGCTCAAGGTGAACAAGGTGAACAAGGTGAACAGCCTACGGCGTCACAAACCTCAGCAGGCGATAATGCGTCTGACGATACTGACGAAACACAGCAAGACGAAAAGTCCAAGCAACCTGGCAAGTCCTCTGGCCTCGACGACGGCAAAGGCCGCTCGGCCAAGGACGGTGCTGCCATCGGAGAGAACATCTCAACTGATGAGCGCATGGCCAAAGGCCTTGGTCGAATGGCTGACACCAATCTGAACGGCTACTACAACCGATACGCGGACGCGCCTGCGTTTGAATGGAATCGCTTGATTGTCACGGCTGAAGAAGTGATTGCCTTGTGGCGCAACCAATTCGTTTTGGCGCCCAAGGCTCAACCACTCATCGACTCGCTGTACGATGCATGGAAGCGCGACAACCTGCCCACTGTGATGAACATGGTGAAGCGGTTTGAACAGCGCAAGGCGGCTGATGATGCTCGCCGCACCATGACTGCCAAGAGCGGTCGTATTGATCCCTCGCGTCTGGCGTACTACAAGGTGAGCGATGATCTGTTTCTCAGCATGACCACCACCACGGATGGCAAGTCGCACGGACTTGTGATGCTTGTGGACTGGTCAGGCTCCATGAACGATGTGTTGGGTTCTGTGTTGAGCCAGGTGCTGTGTCTTGTGGAGTTCTGTCGCAAGGCCGGAGTGCCGTACGAAGTGTATGCGTTCTCTGACTGTGTTCACGGTTGGAAGCCTGGTGAGGCTGCTTACGGAGAAGTGCCAGACGCAGACAAAGACGAGAACGGCTACTACAGAGTGTGCCGTGCAGAAACTGGCCGATTAATGCCGGCTGGATTCAAAATGGTTCAATTCCTGCGTAGCGGTATGTCTCGCGCTGATCACACCGATGCTGTGCGTGGCTTGGTGAGCGTGATGTGCTTGCACCAGTACGAGCCTTTCGTTAACATTGTGAAAACAAAGTTTGCTGCGGAAGGCCACGGCACCGGCAGTTACTACAATCACCGTGCTGCGGTTTCTTATTTTGCACCCAAGTTTGCCGCTCCTGACGCCTTGAGCCTGAACGGCACTCCGCTGAACGAAGGCCTGCTTGCCAGTGCTGAAATCATTGAAGCGTTTCGCCAGCGTACCGGCGCACAGATCGTGAATCTGGCAGTGCTGACTGACGGCGATTCCACTCGCACTCTTACAGTGCATGAGGGTGCCCAGGCTCGCGCTGAGTATCACCGCGACCGCACAGGGCATGCTCGTCACCCGGCCATTGTGTTGCGTTGGGGCACCAAGCAATACACATTCGTGGACACCACGGGCCGCAATTACTCGCGTCACAATGAAACCAATGCCATTGTTCGCTACCTGCGTGATCGCACTGGCGCTCGCGTGTACGGGTTCTACCTGATGAACGAGCGTAGCGCCAACCGCTCAGTGCGTGGTGGATACTTTCGTTTTCCAACCCACGAAGCGCAGCAGGCTGCTGCTGCACAGTTGGATGCTGATGGCTCGTGCATTGTGCCACACGAGGCATATGACGAGTACTATCTTGTGAGCATTGCTCCGCGTACTGAAACAGAAGACTTCATGGATCGCCTGGATGCTTCTTCGTTGTCTGCGCGTAAAATCGCAAACTCGTTTGCGAAGGGTATGCAAAATCGTTCCACTTCTCGCACCATCATGGTGCGCTTCACCGACTGCTTTGCCACTGGCAAGCCGTCACAACACAAAATGCGTTAATCCATAAGGCCTCACTACCATGAACCACACACCCATTCAACCTTCCGCTCCTGCCATCAGCGATTTTCTTGCTGGCTTTCAAGAGCGATTTCTGGCGTTTATTGAACGCACCCAACAACTAGGTCAAAATGATGACCAAGGCTTCTTTGCGTTGCAGCAAGGCCTGCTTGCTTTCTCTCGCGCACAGGTGCCACCTGATATGTTGTCTTGCGAAGAACACGAACAGTTTAAATCTTGGACTGCTGCCATGGACGCATATGATTTGCCAAAAATGCAGGAATTGCGTACCGCGATCCTGCGCGACCGCGAGCAAGAGTGCATTGACAACCTACATAGGTTACGCGCTCTGCAAGCCGATCAGCACTTTCTTGTGTCTCATCAGGACTTGCTCTCGCGGCAGGTCGCCGAGGAACAGAAGCGACTTGAAGGGTTGCAAACCAAGATTCGCACCCAACTAAGCGACAAGATTGCGGACAACATTGTGGACAAGGTTCGCAAGCACAAGCAAACTGATCCTGAATGAAGCAACCAACCATTGACAGCGCCACGGCGCCACCCAGGCCCCTGCTACCGTCCACGCAGCATCCAACGCCGCCTCCGCCGCGCACTGTGATGGAATTGTGTCCTGCGTGTGGGGCCATGACTCACCGGCAACTGAACGAAAAAGAATTTCGTGTTTGGTGGCTAAACGGCCGCTACCCTGAAGCAGTGCGCCGATGCCGCCGCTGCCAAACTGATCCCCGATAACGGTGCCTGAGAGCCACCGCCATGCCTGCGACCCTGCGCTGCCTGCGCGGGGTTGCGGTGTTTTTAGCCGGCCTTTTTGGGCGGCCTGCGCGGCCCCTCTACCCCGACTCCTAGCCCAGGCGCTGAACAATGCATTTAATGGGTTTCTACACGCTCCAACACACAAGTTTTCTGGCAATTTGTGGGTTGCGCTGGTATGAGATGCGTTCTGACACTACGAGAATCGAATCACAATGGCATTGCCAGGCGTTTGATCTGTAACCACAATGCGTCCTGCCGAGTCTCCTCGTGAGGGTGACTTGCTGTAAACCTTTGGTGTGCCTGTGCTGTCCATGGCAGCAGGATCAAAGCGTTGATCTTCTCGGCGCGCTCTCAAACGAAAGTACAGCGAGTGTGTTTTGGCATACTGCACAGCAGGAATCAAGTCACCGTTCACGGTCAGCGTGTTTTTGTTAGCCGCGTACTTGCCCACCACATTCATGGGGCCGATATACATGAAGTCAATGGGGCCTCCCATGTCAGCATTGCCCACCACAATGGTGCGCTTCACGCTCTCAGAGATGGCACCGTACACATCCGGCACCTTGTCGCCGGGTCTGAGGCTTTCGCGTTCAATGAGATGACGCAGCACTGCTTTCATGTACCGTTTAGCCAACCCCGGCACCACTGATTCCAGGCCGCGCATTCCTCCGCCTGCCAAAGACGGTGCGCTTTCGCCTTTCAACGAACAATTAATGATTTGTTGCTTTTTGCCTCTCTGTGTGATGATCTGCACATCAGTATACGGTTCTGATCCGCTTTTCTGGCGACCCGTGTACTTGCGAGCGTCAATCACTCCTGTCACCGTGGTTTTACCGGCAATCAGCGTGACAGGATTGCCTGCGTTTCGCTTCACTGCTGCGCGAATCGCTCGCACAAATCCGCTCTCTTGTCGTTCTGCTGCTGCACCTGCCATAACAAACCTCCTCGGTCATTTAATGTTCCTGTGGTTACTTCACAGATTTGTTTGTGGATTTGCGCTTCAGTTGTTTTGTGTGTGTTCCGCTGGCGCCAATGGCAGCATTTAATTTCTCGGCAGCAGATTGTTCAGCGCGCCACGGCTTCACACATTGCCCGTAGTTAAACCCAGCAGCCAGTCCAAACAAAGTTGCTAACCCTGTGTGCAAAATCACTTCTCCCCAAGTGGGCACAGCAGAAGTTAAAGCGTTTGCCAATGCACCCGCAGCGCACAAAGACATCACTGCTTTCAACGCCAGAGTTTTGCACCTTGGCAAGTTGTACACAAACGAGTTGTCACGGCCAAACACACAAATCATGTACAGCATCATCAGAGCAGTGAGACTCATGTTGGCCACCAAATCAATCCATGTTTTTATGGTTTCCAAGTCAGCAGTCATTCGGATTTGCTCTTTCTGGCTTTGACCGGCTTGGATTTTTTGTCTTCAGCAACGGCGCTCACTGCTTTGCCCACAGCAATCGGCGCTTCAAACCATTTGTTCACAATGAGTTCCAGGCCTTTCAGGCCGATGAATCCCATCACGAACGCAGCAGCGTACTTGCCGCGGCTTTCTTGAATGGCAGCAGGAGCAAAATGCAACACCACGGGTGTGAGATAGTTGGCACACGCGGTGCCTGCCAGAATGCTGGCAACTGTGGGCCAGATGCGTTGTGCGCCTCGGCGACTCACCATCATTAGCGCACCAAAGAAGCCAGACACTAGTAGTCCCACTTCAATGCCGTATCCGATGAGAGTTTGTTCCCAATTGCTTGGAGGTTGTTCCATTAAATGTGTCCTCGTTTCAGGTGTACTGCATTCTGAAAAGTGAACTATAGTATCTATGCCTGCAAAGCACTACATATGGTAAAGGAGAATCAGTAAGTATGACACACCCCAAGCCTTACTTGGTTTCCTCTCATTTTAAAGAAGATCTTGCTTGGTTCAACACTTGTCCATACGAGTATGTGGTGTACTCCAAACAACCTGAAGTAGCCAAACAACAAATACCAGAGAATCGAATAATTGAGTGTGCTAATGTTGGCATGGAAACTGGATCGTATCTATCGTATATCCTTGAACACTACCATGACTTGCCTGAACACATTGCATTCATTCACGGACACGAAACAGCATACCATCAAGCAGGAACCATTGTGCAGGCCATCCAGTACTGGCAAGAAAACCACAGTGATCTCAGATTCATGTCATTGAATTTTCCGCAAGAACGCTACTTCAGTATCGCAAATTGGTATTTACTTTCCGAGCGGTGTCCTGTGGTGAACGACGGCCATGGAAATTGTGTTGAAAGTATTTGGAATGCGCGAGATCATTCAACTATCGGCTTAAACTTGGGCCAGCATTGTGGAGCAAAGATATGGAGAGATATGCAAGTGGGTACTGATATGCCAATGGAGTGGGCGTACACAGCACATTGTCAGTTTGTTACACACCGAGATAACATTCTTCGCATCCCGCTTCGCTCGTGGCAGCGTGCATGGAACTTGCTTAACGATGAGACATATGTAAACTCCTTCGGTGGCCATTGGTGGATTGGATATGGTTGGGAGCATCTTTGGTCAACCATTCTGAATCTTGGCACAGATTGCGCCATCGAACCCGCGCACCTTGATCGGTGGAAGAGGCTGCGCTAACAGTGGTATACGACTATCTCATAGTTGGTTGTGGATTTTACGGCAGCGTATGGGCCCGGCAAATGACAGATGCAGGCGCCAAGTGCTTGATTATTGACAAGCGTAAACACATTGGTGGTAACGCTTACACCGAAAAGCGAGATGGTGTTCCCATACATTGTTACGGCGCTCACATATTTCATACCAATAGTAAATTGGTGTGGAACTACATGAATCGCTACACAGATTTCAATGGCTATGTACATCGTGTATGCACTATGCATCATGGAAAAGTCTATCAAATGCCTATCAACATGAGCGTATTTCATGCTCTGTGGGGTGTTGTAACACCTGAGCAAGCGCAAGAAAAATTGGAGCAAGTACGAGTAAAAATTGACAACCCATCCAATGCAGAAGAGTGGTTGCTATGTAATGTGGGAGAACAATTATACTCCATGTTCTTTAAGGAATATACCACGAAGCAATGGGGCAAATCTCCGCGAGACTTACCATCAAACATTGTCCAGCGTCTTCCTTTACGATTTACTTATGATGGAAACTACTTCTCTGACAAGTATCAAGGTATACCTGTTGATGGTTACACCCCCATATTTGAAAAACTGCTGCATGATATTCCTATAGAACTTGATGTTGACTTTCTGAAAGACCGCGAGCATTTAGAAACTCTCGCCAAAAAAATCGTCTATACGGGAGGAATAGATGCATTGCACGACTACAAATATGGCGCTCTAGAATGGCGCAGCCTAGATTTCAAGCACGAGCAAGTAGCAACGAGCAATCATCAGGGTGTGGCAGTGATGAACTATCCTGAGTTGTCGGTTCCATACACTAGAATAATCGAGCATCAACATTTCCATTTACATTCCGGCAGTAGCAACACCACGATAACCAAAGAGTATCCTAAAACATGGAAGATTGGAGAAGAACCATACTACCCAATCAATGATGAAAAAAATGCTGCATTACACGCCAAATACAGACAGGAATCTGATTCAAGATATTTGTTTGGTGGAAGACTAGCAGATTACAAATATTACGATATGCACCATGTCATTGGTTCTGCACTAGCACGAAGCGATAAGGAAATAGAAGTGTCTAAATAGAACTGGAGAACATACATGAGCAATTCAAACCCTTTCGGATTCTCGTATCTGCTTGATATGTTTGGTTGCTTGCCAGGCACAGCAGACAACATGGAACTCACCTATCGTTTTTTGGAAACGCTAGTGGATCAGTTGGGCATGACCCAAATGAGCGCACCTGTGGTGATTCGCGCACCGCGCATACAAGGGGTGACACAGTACACCGACAAAGCAAGCGTGAGTGGATGGGTGCCTCTCATTGAAAGTGGTATTCAGATTCAATCGGTGGAACCCACCCATTTCATCACATTGGATGTGTATTCGTGTCGCCGGTTTGAACCCACCATGGTGTTTAATCTGGCGCAAGAAACTTTTGGTTTCATGGATCACACACACTTTTTCACTGCCCGAGGCAAACAGTACGGCTCACGATTGGATGCAGGAAAGTCAAGTGCATGATCTCTCGCTTCTCTACATTTCTTGCTGAACTGTTTGAGCAGCCTTTACCTGTACGCGAATTAAAGCGTATTGGTCACGGCCCCACCACCATTGAAGTCACCTATCAAGCACAAACCGAAAACGGAAAATATCTGAACATTGATATTACCAAAGTAAAAATCAGTGGATGGGAAATAAACTTTACGCTTGACGGTTCGCATGATCTTACTCACTACGGCAAACCGTATCGCATACTGGCAACTGTGGTGCAAGCGGTTCGCTTGTTTCTGAAAGACCACATGAACGCATGGGATGAACTGCCAAAGGAACTGATCATGGTGTCCAAAAGCATTGAAAGCAAGCGTGATGCGGTGTACTCAGGAATGATGAGGAGATTCGGCAAAGAGTTTGGTTACATCATTACCGACCGCTACACCACGGGCGCGCCTGAAAATAGGCGCACGGTGACTACTGCTAAATTACTTAACTGAAAGACTTTTTTACTATGATACCTGATGAACATAACCGTAACCCTCAAGGTCCTCTGTGGACAGGAAAAAAATCACCTGTTGTTGGTGTCAGTACTGCATATGTGGATGCTAACGGTGATCTCATTGTTGTGTTGAGTGACGAAACACTACTCAATGCTGGTTCTGTGATTGGAGAGCAAGGCATACACGGTTCAATGGGCCCTCGTGGTTTTCAAGGCGAGCGTGGTTCTCAAGGACTTGCAGGGCCTGCGGGAGTAAATGGCGAACAAGGTCCTCAAGGACCTCAGGGCGAACAAGGTCTTCGAGGACCTCAAGGCGAACAAGGTCTTCGAGGACCTCAAGGCGAACAAGGTCTTCGAGGACCTCAAGGCGAACAAGGTCCTCAAGGACTTCAGGGCGAACAAGGTCCTCAAGGACTTCAGGGCGAACAAGGTCCTCAAGGACCTCAAGGTGAACGCGGAAAACAAGGAGCAGAGGGAAAGCGTGGAAACGATGGTAATCGTGGAGAGACAGGAACAGGAGTCAGAACAGTAACCATCAATGACGAGGGAGAGTTGCTTGTGACTCTTACCGATGATAGAGTAGTAAATGCAGGCAAGGTGGTTCGATCCTTGAGAGACTTGATCGATCCGAAAGAGGCTGGATCTGATGCTGATGATGGGTTGAAAGAAGATCATCCAGGTCCGCAAGGCCCTCCAGGTCCGCAAGGCCCTCCAGGTCCGCAAGGCCCTCCAGGTCCGCAAGGCCCTCAAGGCGAAACGGGTGCAACAGGTGCAACAGGTGCAACAGGTGCAACCGGCGCAACAGGTGCAACGGGGGTTGGTATTGGATCTATTGAGATAAACGCGCAAAACAATCTCATCATTACTTACACAGACTACAGTACACAAAATGCAGGATCGGTTTGCTGTCCCGTCATTGACGGTGGTACATACTCTTAAATAAAATAGCCAAGAATAATTGTAGATATGGCATCTGCCAGACATAAATACTGGCATGAAGAGAACTGTTGTTCAATCTCTTCTCGCGCTCGCGGCACTCCTGCTTGCAGCCTGTGTCGGAACTACAAGTGTCGGTGGTGCGGCTCCACCTTCACGAATTCAATCCGGCTACTTTGCACCATATCTCAAAGGCTTCACCATTATCAGCGACTCCGAAGAGAGCGCAGTTGGTCGTATTCTAAAGTACGATGGTACGCTTATTGCCAGCGGAGTCCTGATTTCTCAAACCCATGTGTTGACGGCTGCCCATGTAGTAGATGAGACAGAAGCATATTGGTTTGAAGTTAAGGGAATCAAGTACTGCATCGAACAAACACATATGAATCCACTATACAAGATCGAAGGCAAATATGTGGTTGATGCTGCCTTACTTGTGCTGTGGGAACCATGTCCCGAAAAACCAGTTTGTCTTGCGAGCAGCAAAATGCTGCGGGGCGAATCTCTCACCGCCGTTGGTCATGGTGGTGGCTTCAGAAAGCGTAGTAATCCAGGCGTGTTTTGGTACTACGGAACCCTGATGGAAGATCCGTTCAATCTGAAGATGTTGTGCTATGAGGGAACCGTGTGGTTTGGTGACTCAGGTGGTGCAATACTTGATTCCCAAGGCAAATTGGTAGGAATCATATCTTCTCTTAGCGGCAGACGGTCGTACATCTACGAGAACACTTCTGTACGAGTAGACTTGTTACTGCCGTGGATCAAAGATATCATGGAGGACAAGTAATGCAAATCACACGCATTCAACGGTTTCTTGTTGGCGTCATAGCATTCTGTTTTGGAATTCTATTTGCTCGCTGGCTAGGCTTCTAGTCGATCCTGTAGCCTAATTGGTTCAGGGCGCGTTCAAGGATATCAGCAATCTCCGTAACCGCTTCCTTGCCCATTTCTGGGCGAGCAGCATGAAGCACTTCACACAACAGCGTGTTCACCAAGTTTCGCTTGGTCTGACAACGGTACACGAATATCTTTGGATTCTCTGCCTTAGGTAGATCGCTTATGATTTCATCTGTGTCAACAAATCGCACCTTCCAAGTCTTCTGATCTATCTTCAGATCGAAGTCTTTACGGTGTTTTTCTTTTTTTGGATTGTGTCTTGGGCCTGGGGATACTCCGCGCTTGTTCGAGTTTCTTGAATCCATTTTTCTCCTTGATCTTGGCGATGAGTTCTTTAGTGAACTCACTCTGCACATTGGCTGCAATCCCTTTCTCTCCAAAGATACGCTCACGCTCGTCTTCCGTTATGGTTTCCTTGAGAATCTCAATCATCTCTATGATCTCACGCATTGCCGTTGCATTTCGGTTGGACTGATACATTCCCCACAACAGAACACCTACGCCTGTTAGTACCATGCCTCCAAGCAGAACTCCACCAATCAATGCAACCTCTTTCAAGTAATACTGGCTGGCACTAGCGAATGCAAGCATGAGTCCACCAGTAAACATTGCAAGCAGTCCAATGCGTTTGTTTGCAAAGAATGCAAACGCTACTCCTCCCGCAATCAGTATGAATCCGATCACCCAAAACAGAGTGATGTACCCATACAGTTTCTGCATGGCTGCCGCGCGACCTTCTTTCTCAATGTTCTCTAGTTCAATGACCCGCGATTCTAGATTTTGAATTCTTTGAGACACAATCGTCATCTTGGTTGTCTCGGCTTCAATACGCCCACCTGCTTCGATCACCTGATCGCTGTGACTCTTGATCTGATTGATCGAGTCGATGGCAACATCGAGGTCTTCCTTTGCCTTGGGACTTGTTGTGGGATCGGAGTAGGCGTTGTCTATGCTCTCGTCTGCTTGCTGTGCTTCTTTCTTGATGCTGTTTGCATCATCGATGATACTGGCTGCATCTCGCTTGATGTCTTGTGCAGCATCTGCGAGTTTGGCAACTGCTCCGCTATCTGTCTGAGGAGTAGTCTTATGCTGTGCAGAGCAACCGCCTGGTTGAGTCGCTGCAAGA